GTGTTCTCGCCGGCCGCCCCGAGATGGCGACCGCCCCCGGGGGGCCAGGTTGGGGAATTTTCCCCAATCACGGCGTTTGCCCTCCGGTGGGCTGGCCGCGGCCGGCGAACAGGGCGGCGGTGGCCTTGCCGGCGCGCTCCAGGCGCTCGACCTTGCCGTGGCACGTGGTGCAAAGCGGGGCGAGGTTGTCCAGGGCGTACGCCAGGTCCGGCCGGCTGGCCAAAGGGAGGACGTGGTGGGACTGCTCGTTCATGGCCACGCCGCCGGCCTGGGCGTGGTCGCCGAACGGGTCGCAGCATAGCGGGGCAAGGGCGCGGTGGAGGGCGCGGACCCGTTGCCACTGCCGGCCGGAGCGGATGCGTGCGGCCTGGGCCAGGGCGAGGTCGTTGGGTCGGCGGTCGCGGTCGTACCTGGCGGCGGAGGACAGGCCGCGGTGAGCGGGGCAATAGGCGGTCCCGTTGACTAGGTTGGGGCAACCCTGGGCGATGCAGGGTTTGGCGGGTTTCCAGGGCATTTTCAGAAATGAGGGTTGAGGGTCCCAACCATCACGCGCCAACCCTCACCTCCGGCCGTATATATATACGGCCGGGTGAGGGTGTGAGGGTTCCGCCTCATGAGGGTTAAATGAGGGTTGATTGAGGGTTGAGGGTTCACGCTGCCGGAAGGTGGTGTTTTGGGTTCAGTTGGTAGGCTCCAAACTCGACCACGATGACCTCGGCCTTGCGCATCGCGGCAATCCACCGTTCCACCGTTGCCCGGCTGGGCTGGCGGTCGGGCGTGCTCCTGGCGTCCTGGAGGGCGACCAGGAGGTCCTTCCATTGCATCCGCTGGCCGGGCTTGAGCACGCTTTCCGCGAGCTCGACGAGCTCCACGAGCTTCGCCGCCGGCCGGTCCACGGCCTCCACCGTGACGTGCATTTTGAGCTCGTCGTCCCACCGGAAGCGGGGGCCGGTGGCCTTGTCGATGGGCGCCCGCCGTTGCTTGTTGGACCACACGACGGTCACCTGGTCGTCTTTCTCCAGGGAGAGGTTGGTCTCGGCCTTGCGTTCGATTTGAGAGCCGAGGTGGCCGCGGACCTTCTCGGTCCCGGGATTTTTGTGGATGACGCAAAGGATGGCGCAGTCGTACCGGATGGCCTGGGCGTGGAGCTCGGCCACAATGCCGTTGCACTCCTCGGCGTCGTTCACGTCCAGGACGAGGTCGGCGACGCCGTCGATGATGACCGAGTGGAGGCCGCCGTGGGCCTCGGCCGCGTCGGCCATGGCCACCGCGACGGCCTTGCGGGCGATTTGAGCGGGGAGGTCGGCCACGGTGAACGCGTGGAGCCAGTCGGGGAGGGTCTCGACCTGGGCGCGGCGCTTGGCCCTGGCGACGGCGTGCCAGAAATCGTCCGGGCTTTGCTCGGTGTCGAAATAGAGGAGGCCCTTGCCGGCCACGTTGCGGCCCTCGGCCGTGAGCGTGTCCACCTCGGCGCCCTCGGGGACCATCGCGGCGGCCGTGAGGGCGGCGACCAGGGCGGACTTGCCGACCTTGGCCTGGGCGGTGATGGCGACCAGGTTGCCCGGCGTGGCGATGACGACGCCGCCGAGTGAGAAAATGGGACGGATGGGCGGCGGCACCTTGGTCGGGTCGAACGCTCGCGCCCGCAATAGCCGGCGGATGCGGTCGTCCTCGGTCTCGGTCGTCGGCGCCTGGCCGTGCGGGTCCGGTCCTTCCACGCCTGGCGGGTCGTCTGGCGTGGGCTCGACGCCGGCCGGCTCCGCGTCCGGCACCTGGTCCCAGGGCAGGACCTCGGCCGTGCGGCGCCGCTTGCCACCGAACCCTTGCCGGCGGAGCTCCGCGGCGGCGCGGGAGTAGTCGCCACCGCACTCCAGCATCGCGTACACGTGCCAGGGCCGAAACGCGTGGTTTGACGCGAACTCGGTGGACGACGTGAACACGAAAAACCGGCCCGGGACGACGTCCCAGGAGGCGGAGATGCCCTTGGCCTTGCCCGGGCGTGTCCAGTATTTGCCGGACGGCCCGCACGCTTTCCACCCGTGGGTGCGCAGGAGGGCCGGCACGTCGGCCTTGAGGTCGTAATCGTCGCCGGGCGTGAGCTCGTCGCCCTGGGCGGCCTGGTGTAACGGCTCCTCGTTTACTGCCTCCGCCGGCGCCCGCTCGTCGAACGAACGCGCCAGGGACAGGAGGGCGTCGCGGTCCTCCTCGGAAATGACGGGGAGCGCGGTCCAGTCGCCCCGCTGGAGCTCGTACCCTTCCGACGGCGCGACCAGGAAATACCCGCCCTCACCGCGGGTCTCAATCATGGTGAGCTCCCGATTGCCGGCGGCGCGCTCCTCCTCGGTGGCGGGACGCGTGGCCAGCTTTTCGTTGCCGATGCGGCGGCCCTGACAGCGCCACACGAGATGAAACCCACCGGAGGGCGTGCGCTGGGTGGCAAGCTCTCCCAGAAGGTGCTCCAGGCCGGCGTCCTTGGCGCGAGCGGTGAACCGCGAGAGAATCCCGCGGGCGTACTTTTCGTCAAAGTCGAGGCACTCGACGCCCGCCTGGCCGCCCGCGCAGATTGCCACGCCGACCGGCCGGGCGAACCATTTCGCAAGCTCGTCCTCGGTGGGGAGCCGCGTCTGGTAGGCTTTCCAGGGGATGAGCGGGCGCTTGTCGCCGCGGACGGGGATGGCCGAGATGCCAAGGGCGCGGAGCGCCGTGGCGGTTTGAAGGGCGGGAGTCGTCATGCCGAGATGTTGCCGAGGTATTTCCAGCGGCCGGGCGCGGTCTCGCGCCAGGCTTCGCCGTCTTTCCAGATGAGGGTTGAGATGGTGTCGGGTTTGGTTGAAGCGGACTTGCCGAGAACGCGGCGGAGGGAATCAGGCATTGCCGCGGCGGGTTTGGGCTTTTGCGCGGCCAGGATGCGGCGGAGCGACTCGGGAACCGCCGAGCTCATGCCGAACGCTTCGCCGCTGCCGCCCGCCGGCGGATTTCATCCGCGACCTGGTTGCGGCTGCGCTTGGCGCGGTCGAGGGCCCGCCGCCAGTCCTCGGAGGTGATGGTGCGGAAAATGCGGTCGTAGTTGTCGCGGTACTGCTCGGAGAAACAGTTGCGCGGCGCGTCGCCCTTGCCGTTCATTGGACGAGTGAGAGTGCCTCGTTGATCTCGCGGCGGATGTGCTCGGCCAGCTCCTGCACGCTCTTGTAGTCGTGCCCGTGCTTCAGGACGGAGCGCAGGTGCTGGTCGATGTCGTGCAGCGCGCACCAGGCGTCGTCGGCGTGAACCGCACGCTCATGTTGGGATGATTCCTCGGGCAGCTGAAACTCGATGGTGGCTTTCACGGCTGCGCCTCCTTCCTCGCGGCGTCGATGGCGGCGCGAATGTCTGCAATGTCTCCATCGTTGACCCAAAGATCGTGAACCGTAGACAAACGTTTATCCGGCAATTTCGCGAGCCAGTCCATCCGAAGTTGATCGGCTCGCAGTCGAGCAATTTCCCTTTCGTAAAAACCGGTCTTAACTTTGAGGTCATTGATTTCCTCGCACGCAATCCGCAGGTGATTGCGTTTTGCCTCAACCTCGTACTCCAGTTGCCTTCTGAGGTCGATGCACTCTGCAATGTACCAGTCGATGTCGCGCTGGTTTGGTTTCGTCGTCGGGAGTGTCATTTGATATAATGCTTTGGCGTGTCGATTGGCCTCGGCGATCAGGTGGTCGCTCACGTTGGCGTTCCTCCTTCGCGTAGGTGTTGGCGCATGATGGCGTCGCGTCCCCATCCTTTTTCTAGTCTTTCGCGTAGTGAAGAGGCTCGATAATCTAGCTCTTCTATATCGACGCCCATCATTTCAAGATACGCCAGTACTTGTTCTGGCGTCATAGCATCGACTAATTTCCCGACTCGGTCCGCTTCGTGAAGCTCTAAAGCTTCTTCTAGTTTCTCCATTGCGCGTTTAGTTTTTGGAAATGCACGCGTATGTGTTTGGGAAACAAGGTCATCCCAACAGCGAATGGCGTGTCTTGCTCGTACTTTCAGCAATATAAAGGAATCAACAGGTCCGCCCATCGTGTCATTGTCTGATATTTCGTCGGATTGGTCTTCGCTCATAAATTACGCTTTTAGTTGTTCAATTATTCGGCGCAGTTCTTCATTGTCTTCTTCGAGAACTCTTTTTTCTTCTGTTAGTCCCGAGATGACGTCGCTCAAATCAGATATAGTTTGATCGAGATCAATAATGATGCTTTGCAGATTTGAAAAATGCTGAGCAGCTTCGGCTGCCGCTTGTTCTGCTAGGCTTATTTCACGGTCTTGAGTTGAGTTTGTGTTTTTCACGGCTGCGCCTCCTTCCTCGGTTCGTTTTCCGGCCAATACCCGACGACCATGCGCCCGTGTTCCGCGACGATGCGGAACCGGCCGGCCTCGGCGAGACGCCGGAGGGCGATGGCGTCGGTGGTCAACGCGCCGGAATCGGTGACAAGCGTGCCGGCGACCTGGCCGTTGTAATCGCGGAGCGCGGTCCCGGTGTGACAGTGCTGGCGGGCCAAGTCCTCGACCGTGTCCAGGAGGTCGGCGGTTTCGCTGTCCTTCACCGATAACGCCTCGCGCACGAGGCTCACGGGCACGAGCGTCCCGACCGCCCTGGGCGTGATGCGTAGGACGCGCCAGCCGAGGCACGCGGCCGCGTTGTATTTCTCAAGGTCCTTGTGGAATCCCTCGGCCGAGGTGTGGCGGCCGCCGGTGAAGCGCCCGCCCTCGACCTCCAGGGCGACGCGGTGAGCCGGCCAAGCGTAGTCGAAACGCCACAACCTGGTCGGGTGGAATCGGTGCTCCAGGACCGGAGCCGGCAGACCGTGCCGGGTGAAAAACTCGGTGCTCTCGTTCATGCGTTGAGGATGGCGTAACCAAGGCGCTTGTACGTGCGCGCCCGGGCTCGAAATTGGTTGTGCGCGAGACCGGCGCCGCGGTCGGCGAAGTCGTGGACTAGGCCGAACTCCTTGCCCTCGTGCGGCCGCATCACGCGGCCCGCCCGCTGCTCCAGTTTGCCGGCGGAGCGCCCGCCGCTGGCCAGGATGAGGACCGCCGCCCGCGGGACGTCCAGGCCCTCGTCGGCCAGGCTCGTCGCAATCATGCACCGGAGCGAACCGTCGCGGAACGCGCCGATTGCGGCCGTGCGTTTCTTCTTCCCGAGTCTCGCGTGGACCAGGGCCGCGCCGTCGATGCGGGCCGCGAGTTGCTCGCCATGCTCGACCGTGGAGACCAGGACGAGCGTGGCCTTGGCCTCCGCGTTCGCGAGCTCCACGATGCGCGAATTGCGAACCGAATTCGTGCGGACGGCCTCGGCCGTGAATTGCCAGCGGGCCCGCCGCTCGTGCTCGTCCTTCGGGATGTACGGGTGCCGCTTCACGCGGACGGCGACCTCGGACGCGGTCTTTTCCGCGATGGCGGCGTCGAATTGTCCCGGCTCGTCGATGTCGTGGACGATGACGCGGCCGGCCGTGATGGACCCGCCGGCCTGGACTTCGTCCCGCGGGATGGTGACGAAATTGTCCTCGCCGAAAAACGCCTTGAGGATGCCGTCGCGCTCCCAATCGCCCGACCACGGTGTGGCGGAGAAACCCCACACGGTGGCCGGGGCCTGGGCCACGGCGTTCCACCAGGTGCGGGCCGGCGTGTGGTGGGCCTCGTCGATGATGACGAGGTCCGCCCCGGTCACGTCCGGCCGGCCGGCCACGCACCGGACGTCGATGACGACCGGGTCGGGCCAGCGCATCCGCAAGCACGCCGCCCGCGCTTGTTCGCACTGCTCGCGGGTGTTCGCGAGCCACGCGACGCGGGCAAACTGCGTCACCTTGCGAGATGCGGCGGCCGCCGCCATGATGGTCTTGCCGGAGCCGGCGGGCGAAATCACGAACGCCCGCTCCCGCGGCAAAACGAAATCCACGGCGCGCACCTGGTAGGGCCGGAGGTTCACGCGAACGGGACGGCGGCCTTGCGGGTCGGAGCGGAACCGGCGCGGGGCGCCTCCTTCGGGATGCGGGCCGCCTTGGCGGAAAGCGCCTTGAGGAACGATTCCTGGTTGTCGATGGGCTTGGACGACCGCGGCGAGTTTATCCACTTCACGCGGAGCCGCTCCTTGCCCTCGTACTCCTCGGCCTCGACCGTGATGGAGCACGGCTTGCCGCTCACCTGCTCGACGACGGTTTCAAAATCGCCGTTGAACTCAAACGCCTCGCGGAGCGTGCGGAGCGAACCCGGGAGCGCCTTTTCGGAGAGGTAGAGCCAGCCGGTGATGGCGCCGCCTTGGTCGGTATTAAAAGACAGCGCCAGGAACGGCGTGCCGTTGTTTGACTCGCCGAACTCGGCGGAGCTTACGGTGGCCGCGTAGCGGCCGGGTGTTTCGATTTTGGGCATGGTTGGATTTTTAGCGGACGTTCAACTTGGCCTCGCGCCAGTGGCGGAGGCCGGGGACCTGGAGGTTGGGGGCGTTGCGGAGGATGGCTCGGATGGCGGTGCCGTTGGGCTCCATGTTCACGAGCTCGGGGTGGGCCGCGTAGAGGGCGCGGATGTCAAGGACCTCAAAACAGACGTCCTCGCGGACGGCCGTGCCGGCTTGCTTCGGCGCCACGGCCACCGCGGCCGCCTGGCGGACGGCGACGATTTGCTCGACGGCCTGGTCGCGCACCAGGTCGGCGGCCTTTTCGCCCTCGACCTGATTGCCGGCCAGCCGGCGGGCCTCGTTCGCTTTGCGCTCGGCGTCGTACCGGATGCGGGCGGCCTCGGCCTCCGCGGCAATCCTGGCCGCCTCGGCCTTGCGGCGCTCCTCGGCCTCAAACGCGCCGACGACCCGCGAGACCCGGGCGGCCTCGGTCGCGACGGTGTGCGCGAGCTCCTTGGCCAGGGCGTCGATGCGCCGCCCGAGGTCGAGCGCCGGCGCCTTGGCCTCGGCCCTGGCGGCTTCGATGCGTTTGGAAAACGCGGTCAGGTCGCGGAGGACGTTGGTGGCGTGGTCGGCGTCGATGCGGTCGGTGACGGTCGTGATGACGGCGGCGCGGAGGACGAGCTCGTCGCGCTCCAGGCGCGCCGCGTCGGCCGCGGTGACCTGGGCGTCGCCCAGGTTGGGTGTGATGACCAGGGCCTCGGCGCTCATGCGGCCTTCCTCCCGGTTGACTTCGCGTGCGCGAGGGCCGCGCCCTTGAACTTGTCGAACTTGTCCACGACCGCGTCGGCCCGGTCGGCCGACAAGTCCCGCCAGGTCTCGCCGGCCTTGAGCCACTGGACGTTGACCAGGTACGCGTTGGCGGCGTCCTCGTTCGCCTCCAGCCAGGCCGCAACGTTGGGCGGCAGGACGGGGAGCTTGGTGACCGGCTTGGGCGTGCGCTTACTGGCCGCGAGGCCCTCCAGCTTGAGGATGAGGTTGGCCGCGATGTCGGCGTGGAGCTCATCCAGGTCAATCGCCTCGCAATACGCCAGGGCCTCGTCGATGAGGCCGGTGGCGCCCTCCTGGCCGCGGAGCCAGGCGATGCGCTCGACCTGCTTGGCGGTGGCGCGGTCCACGGGCGTCGGGTCGGCGACGACCGCGGCCTCGACGGCGGCGACCTTCGGCGGCTCGGGCGTGTGGCGCGGGGCCGCGGCGCCGAACAGGTGCGCGAGCCGGGCGAACTCCATCGGCATTTCCTCGGGCAACCCGAAACGGTTTTTCGCGTCCCACGCGGCCGAGTGAACGGCGTGCATGATGCGCTCCTTGCCTCCCTGGGCCTTGAGCCGGCCGTCGGAACCCTCGACGACCTGGATGCGGTAATTGCAGAACAGGACCAGGTCCGCCCACTCCTTGACGAGCGGCGCGACCTGCTTGGTGAGCTTTAACTCATAGCGGTCGAAACCGTCGGTTTGGTCGGGAGGCGAGGTCCGCACGACCTTTGCGTGCGCGACGAAAACGACGTGCACGCCCTTGGCCACGAGTTGGTCGAGGAGGCCCAGGAACCGCGTGACGTGCTCGGCGAGGATGGTGTAACCCTTGCCGAACCCGTAGTCCTCAATGCTCTTTTTGCCGGACTGGCGGAGCATCCAATCCACGAGCGCCTTTTCCAGCCAATCGGCCGTGTCGATGACCACGGCGCGGAACCCTTGCTGGTCGGCGATGAGCTCCTTGACCGCGTGTTCGATGGCGCGCCAGTCGAGCGCGATGACGCGGGCCGCGTCGATTTGTCCGGTGCCGTCCTCGGTGTCGATGATGAGGGCGTCCGGTATTTGCGCCGCGAGCGTCGATTTGCCGATGCCCTCGGTGCCGTAGATGACGGCGCGCACGGCGCCCGATTTTTTACCTCTGACGATGTTGAGTCCCATGTTGACTAGCCGGCAAAGCCGGCGCTTTTCGGTGGTGGTTCGTTTTGTTGAGCGCCTCGGCCGTTGCACCGGCCGGGGCGTTTCGCTTTTGCGAAAGTCAATTGCCGCCGTCGTTCTCGGCTCGGCCGATGACGTAGCCGGCGAGGAGGCCGATGAGGAGCGCCAGGCACGTCGTGAGGGTGATGGCAACGGGGCTCACGAGCGGGCCCTCCAGAGGGCGGCGAGGCCGCGGAGCGCCCCGACATACACGAGGACGCCGACGCCGGTGGCCGCGATTTTGGAGTTGAGGCCGAGGCCGTAGGCCACGAGCCCGAGGCCCGCCGCGGCGACGACCAGGAGCACGAGAAACAGTTTGGTGTCGGCGTTCATGCCGCGCCTCCGTTGCCGCAAAGGCAGGGCTGGAGCTTGCCGCATTGCGGGCAGTCGATGCGCGTGCCGCACGCGACGTCCTCGACCGTCTCCCAGGCGGAGGCCGCGGCCGGCCTGGGCTGGCGCCCGGTGCGAATCCACTCCAGGCAAAGGAGGTACCCGTGGGCGTCCACCAGGTTGTCCTCCTTCGGCTTGTGGGCCTCGCGCCGGAGCTTGAGGCCGGCCATACAGAGGGCGACCTCCTCGGCCGTGATGTTGGCGGTAAGCTTGGCCGACAGGATGCCGGACCAGATGAGGGCGACGCCGACAAAATCGTCGTGCGGGGTGCCGTAGTCGGCGTTGCGGTTGCCAAGCACAAGCTCGGCGGCCTTGTCTGCGTGGGTCATGGTTTGCGTTGCTTGAGGTGTTGCTTGATTTGCGCGTCGATGACGTCGTCCCGGTCGGCGATGTGGACGCCGCGGAGCGCCATGCGCATCCGCCATTGCCGATGCGCCTCGGCGACCTGGCGTTCGATTTCCATCCAGGCCACCCAGCGTTGCTCCCGTCCTCCAATCCACACCCAGCGCAACAAAGCGCGGGGGCGTTTGCCCGACTGCTGGCCGACCTTGCTGGCGCTGGTCGCGGACCCGGGCGTCCGGTTGACCGTCGCGCCGTTTTGCCTCGGCCCTTTTTTGCTCATGCGGCGGCGGGCAGGTAGGTCTTGCGCTGCTCGCGCTCCAGGGCGGCCTTGAGCGAGCGGAGGGAATACCGGCCGCGGGTGCACGGGCGGACCTGGAGCGCCTTGCGCCACCGGAGGAACGCCTTGCGGGGCGCCTTGAGGTGGGCCTTGCCGACAAAGGCGATGGCCTCGTCGAGCGTGAGGACGTCCCGGGGCGGCGCCGGCTGGCGCTCGGCCTGGAGCTCCACCACGCGGCGGGCGATGGCGTCGATGTCCTCCGGCGAGAGGCTCATTCGTCCAGGTCGGTCAGGATTTCCTTGCCGCGGAACAGGA